CTTTCGGCTTTGAAAAATTTGAATATACCAACCCAATCAATTAATAACATAGCGGCAATGATTGGTTCTGGTGCAAGTCTAGACAATCCTATGTTTAAAACTTCAGTCATCTCTTTATTATTAAAAAATGCTGGTGTTGAACTACCACCAGAAACGATTTTAGCAAGAGGTGCTGGAATTGTTCCAAACTCCAACCTTGAATTGTTATTTCAAGGTCCAACACTTCGTCAATTTGGGTTCAGTTGGCGTATGAGTCCAAGAAGTGAACTAGAAGCAAAAAATGTAAAAAGAATTATTCGTTTCTTCAAGCAAGGTAGTTCCCCAAGAAAAATTTCCAATATGTCTGGTACTGTTGCTAATACTCTTTTTCTTGGAACTCCAAATGTTTTTAAACTTTCATACAAAACAGGAAATGAAGAAATATCTGGCTTAAATAAATTTAAGATTTGTGCCCTTGTTAATATGAGTGTAGTTTATGCTCCTGATGGTCAATGGGCTTCTTATGATAAAGGACAACCAGTATCTCTTACTATGTCTTTAAACTTCCAAGAAATTGAACCAGTTTATGAAGATGATTATCGAACAGATAATCGAATGTCTAATACAAAATTAAAAGACAATCCAAAAGTTTATCCAGACGATGTAGGGTACTAAAATGTCGTATTTCAGAGAACTTCCAAATTTCGAATATATTGCGAATTTCCCTAATCAGTCATTTAATGACGATTATGTCGTAGCAAAAAATATATTCAAAAGAGCAAAATTACGTAGTGATATTGCAAATGCAATAACTGCTTTCAATTATTATCAAATTGTTGATAATGAAAGACCAGACCAAGTTGCTGCAAAAGTTTATGATAATGCAGAACTTGATTGGGTAATTTTAATAACCAATAATATCACAAATATCAATCAACAATGGCCTTTAGATAATAATAGTTTTTATAAGTATCTTATTGATAAGTATGGAAGTGAAGAAGAACTTGGAAAAGTTCATCATTACGAAACCGTAGAGTTTAAAGACGAATATGGACGTGTTATAGTTCCTGGTGGTTATCAAGTTGATCCAGGAAAAGCACTATCAGTTTCAACTGGTCCAGGACAATTTAATAGTTATAATTTAACTGAATTTCCAAATGAAAATACAAATTATGCTATTACTATCAATTTAAATCAATATCTTCCTGTTTATAATGGTGAAAAAGAAACCACACAAGCAATCATAAAAGATATTGGACTTAACTCGTCTACATTAAAAGTTGCTGGAAGACAAAATAAAATTGATATTGGTATCACAAATATTTTAACTAATTGGCCTAATAGTTGGGGTGGAAGTACAATAATAAAAAGAAGAACTGGAAATACCACAGTTCAAGTTCTTGATATTGTTTTTGAAAATGATATAGTCCTCAATCCATTATTATATGAAATTGTAGGAGAAGAAGTAGACGGTGCGATTGTCCCAGTATTTAAACTCAAACCACAAATCTAAATAAAATAAAAACCATATGTCTACCCCAACTCCTATAAGTGGTGTAAAAGTAAAAATATCAACGGACGTTCAACCAATTTCCATTACAAATACAAGTGCGTCTAAAATTACAACTACATCCATCAAAGAAGTAAGTAATTATGAATATGAAGTTTTAGAGAATGAAAAGAAAAGAAAACTTTTAATCCTCAAACCAGAATACTTAGCAGTCTTTATAAGTGATATGAAGTATATTATGAAATATGCAGAATCTTCACAATACGTAGATCAAAATACTAAACGTGGTTATAATCCAAAAGTAATGGGTGTGTGAACCCTACAGACAAAAAAATACCCCCGATTTTTTTCGGGGGTAAAATGGATTTAAAAGTCGATTTTGAAATCAGGACTCTGCCAACTTCTGGAAGTAAGACATCGCATCATCCTCGTCCTCGTCATCACTAGAAGCAGAAGGACGAACTGAAGTAGTTTCCTTCGCAGGACGTGAAACTTCATCTTCTTCCTCTTCATCAATCGTCTCGGGGTCTTGATACTTAGGAGTTCCTTTGAGACCAAGTGTATAATCAAGACGTTTCTTCAAATCTTCATAAGACTTGAACTCACTTGGAGAAACAAAATCATTCAAGTTGTTGAGTGATTTATAGATTGTTTCCAGTTCATCATCATCTTCAAGAAGAGCAGAAGACGGTGCAAACTCCGACTTATCGTAGTTCCAATAACCATCTTTCTTTACCAACTTCAATTTGAAATTAGCACCCTTCCAGAAATCAAAAGGATTGATTGGTTCTTCATCATCAAACTCTGGTTGCATAGAAGCCATAATCTTATCAAAGATTTTCTTACCAAACTTATAAAGGAACACTCGTCCTTCATTCTCAGGGTTGGCAGGATCTTTTACAACATAAATGTTTGCGAAATAAGAAAGCTTACGCTTACGATCACGAACAATGTTTTGATTATCCTTACTACCAGTATTCCAAAGTTCACGGTTTGCTTCACATACAGGACAGTTTTGTCCCAAAGTAGTGAGGCAGTTATCAATCAACCAACCACCAGGACCTTGAAATGCGTGAGACCAAACCTGTGCCCAAGGTAGATCACAACCTTCGGGAGCAGGAAGAAAACGGATTACAGCAGAACCAGTTCCACCTTTATCCATTACAGGTTTCCAAAAACGATCATCATCTTTGGAACCACCGTCGTTGAGTTTCTCAACTTGTTTGATGAGTTTTTCAGTCAAAGAACCCATCTTGGATTGCTTTTTAAGATCAGCAAAAGACATTTGTATTCTCCGTATTAGTAGTATTGAGAGTATTGTACATATTAAGTATAGCAGGTATAAGGTCAGTCGTCAAGGGTCTTTTCAAGTTTTTCAATTGACTCTTCCATCTTCGCAAAAAACGTATTGATATCATCTCCTGGTTCTAATCCAAACAATAAAGCAGAATCAAGAATTCTATTTCTCATTTCTACTGCGTCTGGATCATCAGATAGAGACATTCTAAAAATAAAAACTTTTTGTTTTTCCAAAAATTGTTTCATCGTTTCTAGATGTTCCCTTTTTTTATCTGTATCTGAAAAAGGAATTTCCATCAATTCAGTAAAGAGTTTATGTTGTAGTTCATCAAGTTCAAACAAAGATTCTCTGACTTGTTCTGAATCAAAAAATCCACTCATAAAACAATCTCCTTGAGAATTTCTTTATACTTTGCTACATCAATATTTATGAAAGGCTTATATTTTCGAATTCTTAGACTGACGGTTTCCCACACTGGGTCTGTTAGTTTCTTATCAAACTTTTTCACATAACCCAATATCATATCAAGTATTACCATAGTCTCCAGACTGATTGCTTTTTGAAAATACTTTTTGAGAATTTCTGGGTGCTGGTTATTTTTTATTTCAAATAATTCTACAAAACTATCTTTGTTTATAAAGACTTCTGCTTCTGTTTTAAATAAGTAAAAAAGACTTTGAGATTTCTTTAACCAATTTGTATAAACTTTTTCTCCATTTTCAATAATTTCACCAATCCATAAAGATTGAGTATCATTACATTCAGCAAAGTTTGCTACAAAATATGCTTTGATTTCATCATCATTCTTCTGTCTAGAAGTTCGTTCAAAGAAATACCTATCCTTCCTCTTATGAAAAGAGTCCAGAGATGCTCTGGACTTCCCACAATACTTAAAGTAATCGTAATTTTCTTTTGTGAAATGATTTTTGAATGCTAAGTAAGTTTTATATACATCAAAGGGTGTCACAATGGCAATTTAGCAGCACGAGTAGTTTTCTTCAAAAAATTCAATTCAATCGCATCATTTTTAAGTTTCTCCTTCAAAGGTTTAGAAACTAATTTTGATATAGTATCAATTTCAATACTATTCTCTTCACAATATGTGACGATTGCATCAATATAATTGATTTTAGATTCTTTCACAAGACTTTCTATTTCCTGAGCAAACTTTTGAGGACATAAAAATTTGCTGTCTAATTCTTCCTTGAGTTTATCATTCATATTGCTGAAGTTTATCTCTAACAAATTCTCTAATATATTCGGTGAGTAACTTGATGTACTTTCCTTTGTCATATTCTTCATAAATTTCACATTCTCCGTTTTCACAAGCCATTATAATTACAAACTTCTTTACCATTATACCAGTCATCTCGTATAACATGCAAGCATAAGCAGCGCATTGTACAAAATAATGTTCAATCCAATCTCTTGGTTTTGGTTTCTTAGAAGTCTTGAAGTCAATAACTGCTAATTCACCATTGTATTCTGCAATACAATCAACAGTTCCCGCAATACCTAAAACTTTGCTATACAAAGAGTTTTCAAGTGCGTGAATATTATTTATTTTATTCAAATAAGGTTTCGCAATCCCAAATAACATTTGCGAAATTGGAAGAACTTCAGAATTAAATTCTTCATTCTTCAAATACATTTCAGCAAGTGTGTGCATATCAGTCCCACGACTGGTTGCTTGCTTTGTGATTTTATTTGCTTGTTCTTCTCCTACTTTCTTTCTCCAATCAGCAAAGAACTGACGGTTCTTATGACTAGTTACAGAAGTAATGGAGACAAGTTTAATTAACTCATCCTCATTGGGAACTTTATAATAACGAACTCCATCAATAGTCTCCCTCTCTAATTGAGGGAGATCCAAATCCACATAGTTAAACATCACAACCCGAGTTCAAGTTTTGCAGTAATATATTCTTTCACAAGTCCAGAACGAACAATATCATCAACACCAAATTCGACCAACTCAAATGAATCCATTTTTCTCAAAATATTCATAAAGTCAACAATACCATTTCTTTCATTTCCTTTTACCAAATCAGATTGAGTTGCATCACCACAGAAACAAATTCTACTATTCTCACCCACACGAGTGATAATAGAATCCAATTCGTGAAAATTAAGATTTTGCATTTCATCAATAATGATGATTGAATTATCAAGTGTTGTACCACGAATGAAAGATGTGCTCCAGAACTTTACAGTTTCTTGTGATTTGAGATTACCATAAAGCATCTCAAAGTCAGCATCACTTGGCATCTGGAACATATACTTTACCATATTCTTATAAGGAATTTGATAAAGAGCAGACTTATCATCGTGGTCGCCTGGAAGAAAACCAATCTCACGAGTTGCTACAAGAGAACGAACCACATAGATTTGTTCATATGGTGTTGTCTCGTCAAATACATCTTTGAGTGCGTTATAAAGAGTAATAAAGGTCTTACCTGTACCAGCAGCACCATAAGCAACTAAATGCTTACCTTCTTTGTATGCTTCAAAAAGTTTCCTTTGATTTTCTGTAAGAGGTTCAACATCAACCAAATATTCAGCACTAATTGGTTTCTTTCTCTTTGTTTGCCTAGTCGTCAAACCAACTCCAATTGGGTGGTTATCATTGCTCCTTCTTTTTCTTGCCATAGTTAAATAGGTTTTACGTTTGCGCCTGGAACTTTTGAAACCTTGTGTAGAACATCATTCCATCCAGGGTTTCTTCTAACGTGTCTGCTCAATAAATCACCCACCTCCCCAACATTCATTTGTGTGGGGATGAGTGGTTTGATATTTGGATTTTCTTGGAGAAAAGGTTCCTTTTCCGCCATATACATCCATTTTTCAAAGATTTCACCAGTTTCTGTATTTTCAAATCTATAAGTTGGCATTATTTTAATAATATGTAAAATTATTTATTCCAATGTAATAGAAGGTGCATCCATACATTCAGGGCAGTTTTCTCTACCCCAACCAAGAGCAGAAGAGATTGTAGGAAACTGACAGGTAAAGATACAACGGATTGCTTCAGCAACCTCCATATGCTCCTTCTGGGTGCCGTGAGCACTACGAAGGTCAATATAGTGCATCCATGACCTTAGAGAACCCGACATATACAAACGGGTCTGTGTTGCCTGTGGGAGCACGAAACGGGCACATTCTTTTGCTACTCCTTGAGCAAGAAGAAGATTGTAGATATTCAAACTCTCTTCAAAATGATTTTTAATCAACAAACTCATAGTTTCTGTTAGATCACTTCCAAGATCGTCCGTACTATTTTGTCTATTTTTTGTATCTTGTCTCCGCAGATCAGGTACAGGAAGTTCAACTTGAAGTTCCGTACTATCGGCATATCTTTGACTAAACTGTTGGAATGTGAAAGACCTATGACGCAAGATTTGCGTAGCAATCGCCAACGAGGTATTAATCTCAACTGTGAGGAATGCGTGTTCAAAGATGCTCCAGTGTTGATTCTTAATACAATATTTAAGCAATCCTTCAAAGTTTGAGTTCTCTTGATTTTTTGGATTACTTACACGGGCACAATAAGCAATATGTTGTTCTGCGTTTGGTGTGGCAGAAATGAGTTTAACAGTTGGTTTCATTTTCCAAATCCTTTTGATGTAAGTTTTTCCAATTGAACAAGTTCGGTTTCCACAACTCTTAATTGTGATTTCATTTCTTTCAGTTGTTTGTCTGAATACAAATGTTCCTGTTTGATTAATTTTTTAAGTAGTTTAACCAATTGTTTTGATCTGCTAGTCATCATTATCCTCAAATACTTCATCGTAATCAATAATTCGTTGATTACTTTTTACTTTATGTGCTTGAACGTCTGTA